TGAATGTCAATGACTTCAAATTCTGCATCTAAAAAGGTTTTTAATTTAAGCAGGGATCTTGATCGTTTCCCATCTTCATAGCCATAATCAGGCAAACGGATGATTGTTCCCTCATATCCATTTCCAATAGAGCGTTTATGATAACCCATAATCTGCTCCATACCACTAGCCCGAATAGTTGGCACAAATTCTGCTGTCTTACTTTCACCAATAATATCGATAATATCATACATGCGAGTATCATAAGGGCGCTCATCCATAAGATCATAAGCATGGAATTTCAATAGCTTGGTATTATCTTGATTACGCTTAATCCATGAAACAATAGTTTGTAACTTTTGGCCATGGCAATATAACTCACCATCTATTGTCTGGCCTTCTTGCAAATTAAGAGTAGATGTAATATGTGACAAATCCGCTGGAATAATTTTGCCGTTTCGAGAATAGGGGACAATTTGCCCGTTCTGCATAGTGATACAACATCGATTCCCATCATATTTATGCTGGAGCATAACATCATTCAGATTCATTTGAACCCGATCAAATCTCTGTGCAAGCATTGGCTTAGATAGGCCAAGTGTATTTCTAGCGCCTTTTCGTGCCTGCTCAATTGATTCGACATAACCCTTGTCCTTTTGCCTAGAAACGCGGGAATTGATTTGCAAATCAATCTGCTCTTGTAATGTACGACTTGCCTTGCCATACGGCACATGCTCACGCTTCTCTTGAATGGCACCGCCCATTTGCCCGAATCGGATGACAATCTCATCAGCATCTTGTGCTATCTCCCACTCTCGAATAGCACCCTTGTTGTCTTTAATATATAGCTTTGTCATGTTTCACCTATTAAGTTGTAACCTTCACTTCTTCGCCAATGAAATTCTGATTTAAAACAGCTCGAACAGCATCGCGAACATTTGATGTATGGCAGCGTACTGGCTCATTAAGCATAACATTCAAACCATAATTTTTATTTGTTACAGTAACAATATCTTTATAAAATGCAGCAGCATAGCCAAGCTCAAACATTGTGCCTGGATCAAAATCATCTATAACAGCAAGAACACAATCAGCCTCTTCAATACCTTGCACATTTGAATTATAAATATCGCGTTTTGCTTTATCTCGTTCTTCCTGCGTCATGTCTTGCAAAACGCCGCCAACCAATCGCGGTGAGAAATAAGGCACACCTTGCTTCTCACATTCTGTTTCGATTGATTTAATTAGAGCAAGTTGCTCTTCGTTAAAAAATGCTCCTGCTATATAAATCATACCTCACCTCCATTGTCCATATACATTTGTCTAAATTCATTCGATGGGTTATCAGTAAAATAGCCGCTGTAAAGCAATTCTATATATTTGCTGATGATCGGATTTTTACCGTGTATCTGTAATCTTCGCTTAATTAACGATGGCGTCTCACACATAATAGGGCAAGGTAAGTTATGCTCCTCACCCTTAACTCTTGAGATCATATCTCTATGATATGGATCCTCCTTGCCATTACCATTCGGGAGGAAATCCCAAAATTCTTCAACAGACATATCTTTGATATAATCACCAACGATCTGTCCCCACATATCATTAGACCAATCAGCAAACCAATGAGAGCGTAGGCTCATCAATTTATGATAGCTACTCTTATCGATATAGTATGCTGTTTGAATGGTGTCATCTTGATACATACTTAAATTTGTATATCCTCGGCTCTGGCACATATTCCAATAATATACCTTAATCTTTGAATGATGCTGCCTAAGGAATTGAGAGGTCAATGATGTTTTCATAGCATAAGAGCCAAAGATCATTTCGCCAGCAGTATCATAGGAATGCACTAATTCATTATTTGATAGCAATACAGAATCTTCATATGAACGCACATTACTATCTTGCATCTCAGGAATCGCCGCGATCAATAGCTTGCCGTAAATGTCATATAATTGGTAATCAATCGCCATCATAGTTTTGACTAATCCTGCCAAAGTTCGATAATCCATCACTACTGTAAAATCGGTGCTTAATGACATTGGGAGGCGCTCTCTAGCTTTATCTTGCGGCACGCCATCCTCTATCTCTCTTAAAACGTCTAGCACTATCTCCCAATCCGTTCCCCTGGCGAATTCCCCCGATAGGGCTAGGTTATCCGTGTTAAGAGGGGCGCTACGTAACGATCTAGCCCATGGGTGAATAGGCCGGATAGAAAATAGTAGATCGCGGAATAATATGCTAGAGGTGATCTTTAGCGTATAGACTGCCATGGAGTTAAGGCTTAGATCCATAGAGCCAATATCATCCATATTTAAATCATCAAAATTAAACCCAGGTCGGCTGATTTTCCAAGCATCTTCACGATGGTCCATCTTGCCTAGAATCTCAATTTTTGGTTCTCTTACATTCACTTTATACCCTCCAGTATATCAATAAGCTCCCGAACAATATTGAGCAACTCTCTATATTCATAGTGTAAATCAATATTATACCATGTCGCAAGTACGTCTCTGACACGCTTCCGATACGCTAGTAATGTTTTATTGCCAAGAGCTGCCTCTTGCCGCATCTTAAATATAACGGCAGCTGTATCAGCAATTCGGATTATCCATCCGTTTAGGCTATCATCTTTTGCATCAACCCACGCCTTCATATAATTTGGTGTCGTGAATAATTTATTGATAGCTTCATCAGCACCCTGCGCTTCTACAGCCTGTAATGCAGTAGTCACTTCTGGATTAGCATACTTTGTAGTTGTCGGTATATCGCCTGTTACAATCTCATCAATATCATGGACAATAGCACGCTTCAATACCTCGGATGGATCTCTATCAATTCTAGCACAAATCGCCGCCCCGAATATAGCAACAAAACCAGTATGCTCTAATACCGATTCTCTAGTATTGTTGTGGGCTTGACTATATCTGGTAATTGCAGACATAGCATCTATTACATCAAACGCCTCGCTAATCATACTTTGTTCCTCGCTTTATCAGTAACATCAACAAAAGCCTCTATACTAATATTACGCCACCCATCACGGAGCTTGCCTTTAATCAACAAGATAGTTTCACCTAGCTTAACAGTTTCAGCCAACTCCTGTCCATTCAATTCTTCAAAGAGATATGGTGGAATGGTGCACTTTATATCATCTGTATCATCTTCAATAAAGAGGTTTAAATAGAAACGGTGCTGATCTACCTCACTACCACGTTTCATAACAGACTGAACGTCATTCCTATCACGGAGATCTCGCTCAAATACTTTACCAATTATGATGTAGTCGCCAGCCTCTTGCGCATCAATAATCTTTGTAGGTGGAGCATTTAGCCCCTGACTCACAGGATCGGTATAGAAATGACCAAAATAATGTTCCATAGGGAATAGAATGTCAAAAGGTGTTTCTGGATTCATCATCTTTTTCAAGATTGCTGGTGTGAAGTTTCGTCCATTTTTTCGTTTGTTGATAATGTCTTTTGCCTTTTTATCTCCAATCCCATCAATGTTTGTAAGCCCTCCAATAAGTTTACCATCGTAGATAGACCATTTAACATCTGATACATCAGGATCAACTGGAATGTAATCGATCCCATCATTATTAACAAGATCGCGAAGCAGCTTAATTGCATTGTCATTGTCCTTTGCATGATTTAGATTGGCCGCTGCAAATTCCAGCGGATGATGTGCCTTGCAGTATGCAGTCCAGTATGAAATCATCGAGTAGGCTACGGCATGCGATTTATTGAATTGATACGACCCCATACTAGCAACAGTATCCCATACATAAGCAGCCTGCTCTTCTGGATAGCCTTTTGATGTAGCACCTGTAATAAATTTATTTTTAAATCCAGCAAAGAATTCATCACCTTTGGATTTGGAAATTGCCCTACGCAGAATATTAACATCTTCCCACGTCAGATCGCCGTAATCCTTCAAGATACGCATTGTCTGCTCCTGATAGATTACAATCCCATACGTGTCTTTGGTTAGATCGTCAAATACATCACAGATCTTCTCGACTTCATCTAAACCGCTTTTGCGTTTAACGTATCGGGCGGCACCACCAGAGTTCAATGCACCTGGACGACCTAATGATGTGATTGCACAAATATCATTAAAATCTTCAACGCCCATTTGCTTAGTCAGGATGCCTAACGCTTTACCTTCAAACTGGAACACACCTTGCAATCTACCGCTATTGAAAATATCAAACGTAGGCTTGTCATTCAAATCAATATTATAGAATGTCTTAGGGTTGAATCCAGCCAATTTCGCCGTTTCCTCTACGACTGTTAATGTGCGCAAGCCAAGCACATCAATCTTCAATAGACCGACAGCTTCTGCTGGCTTGCCTTCCATCATAATAATCTCGTCACGAGTATTAACACCACAATAATTATCCAAAGAAGCATTAGCGACAATGATACCAGCGGCATGTTTCCCGTGATGATTTGCGTGACCTTCGGCATGTTGCGCCAACGCCATATTCGGATATTTCTCAATAAACGCCTTGCCAATTTCTGTCCCCTCAAATGTATCCATTATACACATTGACGCACGAGCATCACCGCCTGATCTCTCAATAATTGAATTCTTCACTTCCTCCGTTTCTGCTTTAGGCACACCTAGTGATTTGGCGAATTCATCAATTGCAGATTTAGGCTTATATCTTGAGATCGTCCCGATTGCTAACACATTATCTTTGCCATACGTTTGCTTCATGTATTTGATTACATCTTGCCTGAATACATCTGGAATATCGGAGTCCACATCAGGCAAATCGAAACGATTAATATCAATAAATCTCTCAAATAGCAAATCGTATTCTATAGGGTCAATTTCTGTGATGCCTAGAATATAGCACACCAATGAGCCACCTGATGATCCACGCCCTGGACCAACCAAAATATCCTTGCTCTTTGCGTAATTGAGAATGTCAGCAACAATCAAAAAGTAATCCTGAAAATCTCGCTCGACAATAAGCTGCATCTCACGCTCAAATCTTTCAGCATATACTGGATCAGATAGATCTATGCCTTTCTTTTGCGCTTGTCTCGCACATACATCACGTAGATCAATGTTCTTTTGATATTTGATCATCGGAGCTTTTGGCAATTTAGCAGTACATTCTTCTGCTAATTCATCAGAATATTGAATGGCATCTAGTATATCAAAAGCATCTGGGTCTTGACTGTAAGTCTCGTAAAAGTATTCTGGTTCGGACCAAATATGTTGAGAATATGTCTTTTGATCGAACTGTTGAATGTACTCATCACCTCGTTTTTGGACTCCTGCCATGAGTTGATAGACAGGCTTTTGGTCTGTGGATATATACCTATTTGATATCATGGGCACAGGCCTTTTCTCTCTAATATTATAGAAAGTATAAGACTCGCCTAAATAGTCTAGCGTAGAGGGGTCTAAATCGGCGCGTAGCGCGTCGAACGATACCCTATAAGGGGATAGGATAGCTATATTATCCGATACGTTTAGAACGTCCGCAAAGGCGATTCTAGGGATATAGTAAAACCTCTCATATGCCCTTTTTACCAACCCATAAAGCTCAACCAATCCTGCATTATTTTTTGCAATATATACCCACGGTATATGGCAAGCTCTTTGTTTGCTGCTATCTGGTAGTGTATTCAACCTAACTCCAAAAATAGGCTTGACACCTGCTTCTTCGCATGCTTTTGCAAATGGATAGTGCCCAAACGTATTGTTGATATCGGCAATACCAATAGATTCCATATTGTTGCCTACAGCATATTGCACCAAACTATTAATAGGTGCATAGCATTGTTTAAAGGAATATTCTGATTGTAATGCAAGATGTATCATTTTTTGACCACCTTTTCACTGCTGCCTTCCATGGCCTTTTGACTCATAGATTTGCGTTGTGTTTCGCGCTCAACAGGCTCGCGTATTACATTGAGACTTTTACATTTATCACAATATATTTCTTCTGTAATCATAGTCTCACCCACACTTTGAGTAACCGCAATCAATACATACAGGACAACCCTCTCCTGCTCTCATATCCCCTTGACACTCTGGACACTGAATCCCTGGCAAAATACCAGACATAGGCTTATTATCAATAGGCTCTGCGTCAGAGATAATACCATCTGCCTTTTTAACTAGAGTAGACAGTTCATTCCCCTCATCCTTAACATGCTGCAAAAGCAACTCCCCGATATGAGAGACAGTACAAGCATTGCGACCCTCATAGAAATATGAATTGACAGCAGAAATCCCCTTAAGTTCTCTTCCAACTAACTCTGCAGGAATACCAGCACGGAGGGCCATAGAGACAAGAACAGTAACAGCGGATACCCACTCCTGACTAGCAGTGTCTTTTGAATTGAGGAATATTTCATATGGCTTACCACCCATATTAGAGACCCCACAATAAATATTTGCCCGATTCAATGGGTTCTTGATTTTATAATTGGCTGCTGGTAACACCTTCGGCCTCTTGACATTTTGTCCATAATCAATTACAGGTTCTGCGTTCTTGTATTCACAATCATCACAGTCTGGCACTTCTTCTGCAAATGGGTCAATCTCAATATCATCATCACAAGATTCTTTGACAACTTTAGCATCGAGGATTTTCTGATCAATCTTTACTGTCATTATCGGTGCTCCCAAATCCACCTTCGCCACGAACTGTCGCATCAAGATCTTCAACAATCTCAATGTCTGCAATAATCAGAGGGCGCAGCACTATTTGACAAAGAGGGCTCCCAATAAGCTCCATGTAATTCACCATAGAATCATCTAGCTTGATTGCAATCAGCAATTCGCCGCGATAATCAATATCAATTACACCAAATGAATTGGCCATCATAACTTGCTTCTTAGTGATTGAAGATCTAGGCACAAAGTCAATATAATATCCCTTTGGCGGTTTAACAGCAATGCCGGTTCCTAGTAAAAAGGTTTTTGCATCAACTCGCTTTGCTAACCGATTTGGTGTAACGTCAATACCAGTGTCATTATCATGAGCACGACTTGGAATGATTGCATTACCATCAAGAATTTTTACTTTAATTGGGTCAACCTTTTTCATCTTAATAACTCCTTACATAATCTTCAAAATCAACCAAATCATCATCGCTTAATTTGGTAGATTGTGCCATAACAAATTTGATAATAGAATCAACAACACCATCCCTATCGAAATCAGGATTTCTTGTCGTTTCTTTCGCAACAACTTCTTTTGGGTCATCAGCAGACGTTTCTGCAGTTCCCCAGATCTCATTTCCGTCATCGTCAACTCCGAGCAGTTTAAGGCCATCATCTTCTAGCAATTCTTCACTAGGAATATTGTTCTCTTTTTCAATGGCCTCCTTTTCACGCTCCTCTGCCTTTTCTGTGACCTTCTTTTGCTCACTGTGATATTCCAAATTCTCAATATCACTAATAAACTTCTTAATGCCTGCTGTAGTAACAGACTGCTTAATGACATTATTAGAGACAGCCTTTGCAAACATCTTATCATCAAACTTAGCAATAAGATATAAGCTAGATTGAGCAGAAGGCAATCTCTCTACTCTTGTAACAAGTCGATCATAGTCTTTTCCGATTGCTGCTAATTGACTACTTGAGTCTTTATTCTCACCGAACCACGTCACCATATTATTTGTAAATGTTGAGCCTCCCTTCTTGGAATTCTCCTCTTTACAATAGCATTGATATTCATACACCTCTTTGGCATATTCTAGCTTGGTTCGGACAACGCCATCAACAATAATTTTTGTTAGGCGCTTCTTCCAGTCATCATGATGTGTAGATAGATCACCCATTTTTCTGCTCCATTAACCAGTGATAGCAACGAACTAGCGCAAATACATCACCCTTAGCTCTGTGCGCCTTAGCCATAGGTTTCCCTGTTGCATATTCGTGCAGCGAGTTAAGAGTCAATCTACGTTGTTCAATGCCCATAGACATTTCTACAGTACAGGTATGCTTCATTGGCCATGGGAAATTAATCAGTTTATTGATTCGGATTAACTCATTAGCAAGCATAGATCGATCAAACGGCAAGTTATGGGCTATTACCTCATCCACTCCGACGAAGAAGGATCCGATCTCTTCATACACATCGAGGAACGTCGGCGCATCCTTGACATCATCTTCTGTAATGCCGGTAATTTTTGTAATCGTTTGAGTAATCGGCACAGGCGGTTTAATAAATGTTTCATATTCATCCAACAAATTAAAATCGTCATCTAGCTTACAAGCATAGAATTCAATAATATATGGTTGCTCCTTAATGTCATTACTATCAGACTTTAGCAGTCCTGTGGTTTCTGTATCAAATGCCAGTCTAACTGCCATATTCCAGCTCCTTCAAAATCTCTAATAGGTGAATGGCCTTATTTACATCTTCAATACCATTCTTATCTCTGTGTCTAGTCACATATTTAATAATAGATGCCTCAATTGCTGGGATCTTATTGTGATAGCAAAACTCAATTGGCTGGATCTTATATTTTTTGTAATGATCGCCACCCTCTTGCTCGTTAAGAGCAGAATCTGCCTCAACAACCATTTCAGCAACAAAATCCGTTGGATTATCAAGTGGTTCAAATAAATGATGATTATCACAAGGTGTATCCAAACTACAAAATGTGTGAGTGCCATCATCGTCTAAAATTGTTTTTGCATGCTTACAAGCCAAGCATTTCATAAAAGCATTATCTCCAGATGTGAGAAAAGCAGGACACGATCGCCCTGCTTCTCTCATTTAGATTGTGCTTAGATTAAGCAGCAATGTCATTTACTAGAGAACGAATGTTCTGGTAATAGCTACGCCATGAAGTCTTGGTTGTCTTAGAACCCTTTTCCTCAATCAGTGCATTCATCTCATCCTCAGTCATATGAGGATTATCACGCAGAGCATTCAGGAAGAAAGCGTGTGAACCTTCCTTGTTAGCACGAGTGCCAGTACCCTTTGGCTTCTTGTAAACAGCAACCTCGTTCTTCTTACACCAAGAGCGGATCAGAGCGCCAGCCTGCTTGGCATTGGTTCCATTGATCTTAGCCATGATCTCGTCCATAGCATCATTAAAGCCACCTTCAGTATCAAGGTCACTAAAAGTTGACAGAATCTCATCAACCTTAGCAGCACGCTCTTTAGCGTCAACCATGATGCCAGCCTCGATAGCCCACTCTTTGTACAACTTACCGGTATCCTTGAACTGGCAGCCTGCCTTGATCATCTCAACCTTAACCTCATCTGCACCCTTACCATCTGCGATTGCTGCATCAAATGCTGCCTTAATTGCGTCACTCATTATTCATTCTCCAATTATATTTTAAAAAGATTACCGCCTAAAATTACCCTAGCGGAAAGGGTATTATACTACATTTGGCCAAGAATAACTACCTAAATATTAAATTAAAAATTTTTATATAGGTATAAATTCATGTTATTCAATTATTTTTCATATTCATAAAGGGGTATTTAATCAAACTCGTAATCATCAATCGATGGATAGCGCCCACTAGCATTCACTTTGATACGCTTCGGCTTAGCCAACTCATGACTTTGATCAAATGCTTCCTTTACTGTATTTGCTTCACCTCCTCTATATGAAATCCAATGTTTAGCCACATGGCGCGAATAGCCTCCGTGGTCGAAGTTGCGCCACTCCTTAAATTGCCGCAATCCACATACATAGATTACTAGCAACGAATCGGGTCTATTCGGTTTTGTAGAGATTGAATATTTTACATCATCAACCTTAAACCATCTAGTATCCTCAGTTACAACAGAATTGCCCGATGAGTCCTGTAGGCCATGTTTAAATTGGAACTTGTGGCCACAGAACTCGCATACTCTAACAGCCGCATGATGTATAGCATCACATACAGGACATGTTTTAGTAATCGGATCGCCACCTGCACCCTTCCTTCTCACCTTCACTAATACGTCATCAATAGGGCCAAGTCTATTTGTATTCCCACCAAAGTCTAGCACTAGACAATGCTCTTTATCTGGAGCAATACGCAACCCTCTACCAATCATCTGAACATGAAGAACAGGCGACTTAGTTGGGCGAAGGAGTGCAATAAGATCAATTTCAGGATCATCAAAACCAGTGGTGAGAATATTAACATTAACCAAAGCACGGTAATGCCCATTTTTAAACTTGCGGATAACACTGTCACGATCTTCCTCCATCTTAGAATGAACAACGTTAGCCATAATGTCATTCCGAATTAATGTCTCTGCGATATGCTCTGCATGCTCGATGTCAATGGCAAAGATAAGCCATTTCTTGTAATCCTGGCCATGCTTAATGATCTCTGCAATAGCACCATCTGTAATAGGCTGCCGATCAAACTTATGCAACATATCATCAATCTTAAAGTCACCAGCCTGAGTTCGGATCTCTGTTGTATCGAGTTCAATCTGTGTAGCTATAGTTTTAAGTTTGGATAGGAACCCATCCTTAATAAGCTGGCGCATATGTTTCTTACCTGTCAGATCGTATGCAATCCCCGTAAAGAGCTTATCAGGCCCATAGATATAGCCGCCACCTAATCGGAATAGAGTAGCTGACAAGCCTAGATATTTAGCCTTACCTACACCATTTAGGAAGGTTCGGTACATGCCATTTCCGTCCATAGGGATAGAGTGGCACTCATCCACAATAATAAAATCGAACTGCTTGAATGCCTCTATGTTCCTATAGGCAGACTGAATGCCTGCGACTGTAATTTGGCCGATCTCTTTTGATTCTAGTCCGGCAGAGTATACAGAAACAGGTCGCTTTGTTAGAGTCTCAATAGCTTTTGCATCCTGACTCACAATTTCTTTAGTATGTGAAACTACAAGGATATTGACACCCTTCCACTTTCGCATAGTATACTCAATGATACCAGCAATAATATAGGTTTTACCAGCACCAGTTGGAGCCCCGATTACAGGGTGCCCATCTGGGTCTTTCTTCCAATATTTGAAAGGCGCTTCGACAGCAGCCTTTTGGTATGGCCTTAGCTTAACCATAGAACATTTCATCTACATCATAATCTGGGCATGCCTCTAACTGATTGTCATAAGACAAAAAGCTCATATCATGTTTGCTACAGCCCCACTTACCATCACCCTCTAATGTAACATATGTACAAGTTCGACAAGTCACTCGTGGTTTTGCATTATTATGACAGAAATCCTTAGCATCGCAGAACTTACAAGCAAACCAAGTTTTGCCACCTATTTTCTCTGGTAGTGTGTCCGTCAATGGGATGGCACTAGCAATATCTTCCAATCTCTTGTATTCCGCTACGTCAAAATCCATGATTTGATAGTTGCGATGCTCGTCATTCTTATTGGCGACTACATAGAGGCACTTCGTTAGACCTAATTTACCCATGTATGACATAATTTGGCCGTAGTACACAGGGCTACATTGACGCAAGCCAACCTTGAGATATTCCTTGAAGCGCTTATCATTCATAGTCTTGGCTTCAAATAGCATGATCTCGCCATCATGCCCAGGAATGTTTGTCACTTTCCCGTCAATATGACCCTTGGCGTAGCCATGACCACCGATTACTTCTAGCTGATCATCAAATAACTTAATCCCAATTCTCTCAAAGTCGGCAGCAATAACCTCTTCTTCGTAGTCACCTCTTCGGAAGATGCGCTCAACTCTAGGCTGATGCCACCGTTTAGTCACCCAATGCAGTTGCAGTTTTAACAATCTTTGGCATTGGTGGCCCATACCAGAATAGCCTAGATAATCACGAGGCTTTTCATCACGAATCTTTACGCCTTCAATTGCATCGGCAATCAAATCTTTTGGTGGTAATGGTGCCATTTACTGATCCTCAGCCATATCATATTCTTCAATCAATCGTTGTATCATCCGCAGCTTCTTCTGTGGCTTAATATTGCCACTTTTAATGATTATCAAAATCTCATCTAGTATCTTCATCACTTCTCCTTTGCTTAATTGAAAAGCACAATCCGTAATTATTGCCTACTGGCGAGGTCAGCATAGTTCAAGTCTGCCTAGTGCTATTATCGTTGACGGCTTTGTCCAGTAAATCCTCAACGCACCCTCATAGATTGTGCTTATCAATTAAAGCCCCTGTTTGGTAGGGGCCACACCGCCTTTCATTTAGCTAAATGGATTCTCGTCTACTTCAGGCATATCCTCTTCCTTGAAATATTTTTTGATTACATTTTTAGCTGGCCACTTTGCAGTCGCCTCCTGAATAGCAACCTTAATGCCAAGAGGAACACTGTGCAGATCAGCAGTATCCTCAAGCTCACCATCAAAGCCTACAGCAACACAGATGGACTTGAGCTCACCTTGAGCAATTTCTACTGCCTGCTGATTCTTATTAACAATGTTGAGGTTAGCAAAAACAAGGCGCTTTGCATACTCTCCATCAACAATCTTAAAGTGAAGGGAGATATACTTTCCAGTACCATCCTTTGTATCCTTCACCTCAGACTTGATAATCTCTGCAAGATAATCGCCAGCCGGAATTGGCTCAAATCCAGCAGCTTCTTTGTGATCATCTGTATTAAAAACACTAGGCAACATAGCCATATTACATACTCCTATAAGTTCATAAGTTTAAGTTCAAAAGTACCACAATTAAGGGATATGGCCAACCTATTCTTCAATGCATCTCTCTACCGCTTGGTGCAAGCCCCATTACCCTTTTGATATAATAGTCAATAAAGAGCTCAATGTCTTGCTGGACTGGCGCGTGCATTCTTGCCTTAATATACGCAGCCAAAACAACTTTTGCAGCAATCCACTTACCCTCATCACCAAGCTCTGGGTAGATCAGAGGTGCTGTCATCCCAGCAATATACTCGTAAAATGATCCCCAAGTATGATCGTCCTTTATTGGCAATAAAATGCAAATTTCATCTTCTTCCATGATTAGCTCCTGATTTTATCAAAAATCGCCGTGAAATCTGGTGCTTCCTTTGGATCCAGCTTACCCGATCTGTCCTTAGCTACATACTTTCGGTTAGCAACAGTTTGAATTAACCGATTGCCTTTTCTGTCAACGTCGAAGTACAGGACTTCATCCACGAGGTATGGCAAGTTGAATGGCAGCACCTTCCCTGGAAGATAGGGTTCAATGCGTGTGACCCCCGATTCATCATCCTCAACAGACTTGGCCTTGGCAACAAATACTACATTCTTATTCGGTAGATCCCTAAAATTGCGGATAAGTGCGCCAAACGATTCTGATAGCTTCATGTAAGCCTGTCTGCCATCTGCCACTTCCTTCTTGAATTCGCCTAGCACCACCTCAGCAATTTCGGATAGAGAGTCTAGGCAGATAGTATCGTAATCGTCGGACTTTTTGATATACTCAAAGGCCGCTCCAATATCCTTAATAGAGGATACCTCAAAGAAAGGGATGTCTTTACCGTGTAGAGAGAGTAGACCGCCCTCTGCTGATAAAATGATAGGCTTTGGAGCGGTAGAGCACATAACCGTCTTGCCTACGCCGGAAAAGCCGTATAGGACTGTTTTAATCCCATGATCTAGGGCAATATCCTTTGTTGATTTAATGTTTATTTTCATGCGTACCACCATCCATCTGCCATTTTAAGCCAAGTGTCAATTGTTTTAACTGCACCATGCTCGCGTAAATATCTCAATAGTACCCGCTCTGCTTCTACATGCATTTGCTCTTTATCATGCCTATATTTGCGGGCCACCTCTTTGAGCTGCTCAGCCATCTTGTTGTCGTGATACGTAGCAATCATGTGTGCACCTCGCCTGTCGGAGTGACACAGCCTTCGAGCAATAAACGCTCATCACCATCTTCAAGCAGAAAGCTGATATAGCCTGGAGGCATAGCCATTGGTATATAAAGCTCTACAACATCACAATCAGTATACCTGCCCTTTAGGTCACACAACTTATCAATTTGATCCGTAGTAAGTCGCATCACAATGCTCCATTTCTTCTGAGTGGATCTGGATTAATTGCGCCAAAGTCATCAATCTGTTTTGAATAATGATTGACACCATTCGGATCAATTTTGCCCTCTAATTGACAGACAAGATGTTTATCATAGGCAAGAAAGCGAATCACACCATTTTGGTGTCTATCTACCATTACTGCGTCAACAGAATAGTTCTTTGATATGATCTGGCCTAATGTATTAACTTGCTTTTTTGTTAACAACATAAACACCTCCCTCTGGAATCTTTCTAGCTCTTTTCTTGCCACTAGATTTAATCCAGTTCTCAATTTGTTGAGTGGCCTCTTCCTCAGAACGAGCCCAACCTGCCATATCGCCTCCGAATGTGTAGAACCATGTCAACCCTTCATAGGGTGCAGTATTCGGGCGATGCTCAATAAGAATATTGTCAAAGTTGATTTTCTTGGCCATTAGTCTAGCCTCGAAATTTCATCATTGATTCTAGTCCAACCATATGGGAAAATCCAAACAGTCTCATCGTTTGAATACTCTATACGAACATAAGGGTGGATATCAGGATCATCTGGATATTGCAATGCCTCATTTTTGACTGTGAATCCTTCCATTGGCCTCCAGCCACATATATAGTATGTTTTGATTGCATCAACAGCTGTCATCTTGTCTCTATGGCCTTCAATAAGGAAACTGGGGATATAGCCACAGGCTTCAATCATATCATCATCAGACAGATGAGTATAATGACCACAAGGATCAAAAGTTACAGGAATGTTCATTATTTTCTCCATAAG